CTGGCATGGCTCCATCCCCAGGTGGTTTCAAGTCGTCCTTTGCGGGAGGTATCACCGCCAAGTTTGACGAGGTTTGGTATCAGTTTTGCCTGGGACGCTACTTCCAAGCGAGTGAGGGATAGTTCTTCCTGTAGCTGCGTGCTGGTCATCACCCATTGGTGCTTTTCAAACAGGTCTTTCCAAGTGGCTATACGGGCCTTCCGCTTCTTCTCTGCGGCAAGTGCTTTTGCCTCTCTCTCCCTGGCGTTGATTGCCTCCTTGTCCGCTTCGGTCATCGGTCCGTCATCTGCTGCATACCGCCAGCGAGGTAGGGTGACTTGATGCACCATTGTTTGAAACATATTCATGTCTCGATCATCCTATTGATGTACCAAATGGCTTTCTGCAAATCCTGGCTTCCGCCTTTGCGCTTCCATCGCCACAGGTATTTGATTGCGTTACCAGTGCAGACCGCTTCGATGCCTTCCAGCCCTTTTGTTGCCTCGGCAATGGCGTCAATGCACTCGATCTCTCCTGATGTGTAGTGCGGAGGGTGATTGACCATATCAGTCACGGTGCAAGCTCCGCTCTCTTCGTGTCGGAACATGCGGTGAAGTAGGTCGTTACCTTCTCCCACGGCTCGTTTAGGACGATCATCGTTTGATGGTGTGGGCAAACGCCGATGTGTTCGCACCACTCTTTCGGGCTGTTTGGCATGTGACCAAGACAGCGAGGAAGGTCAGGGTTTAGTGGAAGCATGGTCCAGTACCTTATGGTCAGGGCTTGCTGTGATTGCTAGCTTCCCTTGGTTGTTGAGGTCGATAAATCCGGTATCGCGTACCGCAGAAACGACGAGGCGACGGTTTAATCCATCGCCTTCCAGTTGAATCGTTGCGCCGAGCGGGTAGTCACGCAGTCGGGGCGGTGGGATTGCGGTGTAGATCATCGTGCTTCCCTCGCTTTCAGCATTGCATCTGCGTAGGCATACGCTTCTACGGCTGAGTCCATTTCGTCAAAGTGGCTTGTGGTCCAATGCATTGCAGCCATCGCAAACCGATCTCGCAGCGTCTCAAATGCTGGCGATGTCATCTTGTCCAGTGCTTCAATCGTGGTCGTTACCTTCGTATCTGGTGAGACTCCCTGGCATTGAAGCTGGCGCAGTTCTCTAATATTGGTGATGTAGTTCATGCTGCTTCCATCCCGGCAAATAGATCATTGGTTAGCTTTAGAGCATTCGAAAGATTGCGAGATGCCTGCTCGTAGTAGCTCTTTTTCAGTTCTATGCCGATATATTTACGTCCAGCCTGAATAGAGACATGACCCTCTGATCCGATTCCTGCAAACGGAGATAGAACAACGTCGCCAGGATTCGTCCAAAGTTCAATTCCCCTCCGGATAACCTCAAGCTGCAACGGGCAGATGTGACGCTCATCGTCATGCTCACGGGCGCTTGTGTATTGCAGCGTGTCAGACGGGTCAATGTCCATCCACACAGGGCTTGCGACGGTCTGCCATTTTGAAACAGGATAGTTGTCGTGCGTGTGTTTTACGCGATCAACCATCTCACCAGGACAGCGCATCGTTACCAGATAATCAGGAATCCCTTGTCGGCTCATGCAGGCGTTTTCACGCACTGTTTTGTGTAGCAGGCCGAGTGCTTTAGTGCGTTGCATAGCAGTTACAGGGTCTTTCCAAATGCACACCTCAGATGCGTAGATAAAGCCGTGTTTCTGGAATGCTTTAATCAACTCGCCGCGAAAGTCTTTTAGTCCGATATATCCATCACGTTCTTTGCTGGTAGGCATCAGCATGCAGTGGAAGCTGACGTTATGCCCAGGCTTGATGACGCGACGAAGTTCTGCAACTAGATAATCAAAATGTGCAAAAAACTCTTCGTCATTTCGCACATTTCCCATGTCACGAGGACTATTTGAGTAGGTGTATAACGATGCAAATGGAGGAGAGAATATTGAGTAATCAACTGACGCATCCGGAATCCCCTTGATTACATCAACGCAATCACCGTTGTATAGTGCGTAGTTGTGACCGATAGATTGTTCAATACACTGCATGATTAGGCTGCCTTTAAAAATTCTGGAACGATGATTGTTTTGTGAGCGTTGTAGGCATTCGTTTCTCTTGTCAGTCCGGTCAATTCTGCTTTGACTGAATCCATGACTTCCGCTGCTAACTGTTCGCCCATCTTCTTTGCGTCATCTTCTTTGCGGCGCAGGTTTGCGATAACAGAACCCTCTTGTTCGCTGGCGAAGATATGAACATTTACGGATCGTTTTTGCCCGAACCGATAACAACGCCTTACGGCTTGGTAGTAGGCTTCCCATGAGTCTGTAACGCCGACGAATGCCATACGTGCGCAGTGTTGCCAATTCAAGCCAAACCCTGCGATTGATGGCTTTGTAATCAAGACACGAATCTTCCCGTGTGCAAAATCCATCAGCCGTTTCTCTTTCACTTCCGGTTCGTCTGCGCCGCGAATCTCAATAGCGCCAGGGATTGCGGCTCTTAGTGCGTCACCCTCAGAATTCAAATCGCACCAGACAATCCATGATTCATTGTCGGCATTGACAAGATCAGCGCATGCTTTGACTCGCGCATCAAGAGAATCACGCCTAGCACCTCGACGCTCCATGAGGCTTTGAGCTTCCATTGCGAACAACATTCCAGTCGATGACTGGCAGTGTTCTGATTCAACTGTGTGTTGCTCTACAGTCATCGGCGGGAGTTGATAGTCTGATGCGTCATAACCAAGATCAGCAGGCGATCTAAGCATCACTCCCCAGCTCGCAACCCATTTCCAGAAGAGTTGTCTGGCGTGTCCCTTTAATCGCCATGTCCCTGTGTCTCCGCCATCATGTACGAAGAACTCAGCAAGCATTTCTGCCCTAGACCGAATACCTAAAAACTCTGCATGCGTACCAAGCTCAGTCCAGTCATTTGGCGCTGGTGTTGCCGTTGCACATAGCCTGTATGGTGTGCGCTGAAAGTTATCAATCAGTGTTTGTAGCGTCTTGCTGGTGTGATGCTTGATGCAGGAAGATTCATCCAACACAACCGCGCCAAATCGCTCACAGTCGAACCTATGAAGACGGTCATAGTTGGTGATGTTAATTCCGGTGAGGATCTCGCAATCATCGTGCGCGTGGTTAATTTTCACGCCGACTGATGCGGCTTCTTCTACTGTTTGTTCTGCTACAGCCAAAGGAGCGAGGATAAGAACATCGCGTTTGATCTCACGATGCACAACATCTGCCCATGCAGTTTGCATCCGTGTTTTACCAAGCCCTGTATCTGCAAATATAGCAGCACGACCACGACGCAATGCGAATCTAACCAAATCACGCTGATGCGGAAACATTCTGTAATCGCCGGTATTTGCAATTAAGCCAACAGGAGGAACTACGGATAGTTTTTGTTTTACAAACTCGTTATATGTTTTCACTTGTTACCCTCCTGCATTTTGTTAGTTCGTGATAGTTCTTCGCCAGCCGTTCATCGACATGCTTCTTCATCATGCCGAGTACGAAGGACAGTTCTGCATCGTCCTTGATGGCTTGCTCTAGTGCTGGTATCTGTCCTGCTGCAAGGGCGAGGTGTAGCCCGTAGGGTGATAGCGTGACGGTCATGACCGATACCCCGTCGATACGGCTTTACACAAGTACAGTTCGTTCCCAACCCAGATTGGTCCGTCCTTATCTCCCAGGCAGGAAGCAACGATTTTGCGGAGTGCCTTGATCTCTTCCATCTGCTCCTTAATCGTCCCTGCGTGTTCTGCGTTGCTGGCAGAGGCTTGTTCAGAGAGTAGGAAGAGAACGGATGCGCAGAGGATCAGCCAGAAGATTGCTGACTTGGCCTGTTCGATCATCGGTCCAAGGTCGATCCCGCTCACCTGTACTGCGAGGTGATGGGAGTATTTCTGCCGTCGTGCCTGCCAATACTTTGTGATGGTGTTCATTTTGTTTCTCCAACGAATTCACCCGCTTCGAGCATTTGAATCAGTTTTGCTTTTTGGGCGCCCCCAGTGGCGGTCCGAGCGGCGTCCCGAGCGGCGTCCAGAGCGGCGGCCCAAGCGTCCCGAGCGGCAGCGCCCCGAGCGGCCCAAGCGGCGTCCCGAGCGGCGGCGTCCCGAGCGGCAGCGCCCCGAGCGTCCCAAGCGGCGTCCCAAGCGGCGTCCCAAGCGGCGGCAAGTTCGCTTTCGCTTGCCAACCCATTGGCAAACGCCTCCGCCACATCAAGTGCATTGAGGCTGCGTTCGTCCTTCATCAAGTGTTGAACCTGACGGTCGCACCAAACCGCATACAAGCGGAGGTCGCGGTCGGCCCCTTCCACGCACTGAAGCGCCCATAGAGCGTCGTCCAGGCCGTTACTCTCCAAGATGGCGAGTACGTGGATGGGGTCTTTGTGGGCGAAGCGGATATAACTCTCCCGCACTTCGTCCTTTGACGTAAAGGGTTTTCCCTGGAGGGCGCGAACGACTTTGTTGTAACCTTCGAAACACGCGCCTGCTTTGCGGAGGGCGGCAAGGGTGACAGTGAATTTCATTCCGCAAACTCCGTGTTCATCGCTAGATGGCGGTTGATGTTCTTCTCTGCCTGCTCCGTCGCACGGTTCAGCCAGTAGTTGTAGGTGATGTGCC